TTGCTTGGCAACGGTTGTATGTCGAGCTTTTTGAACACCCAGGTATGCAGGATCTTAAAAATGTCACAATCGAAACCAACACTACACAGCATCTACACGATGAGTTCTACGATTACCTCAACAATCACAACAGAATTCAGCTCACTTTTAGCTGCTCACCAAAGCTATCCGTTTCGGGTGAGTCTTGGGATGATGCTATTAAGCCTGACGTTGCTCGTGAGTATTCCCTTGTGGATGGCAGCGATATGTATTTTAAGTTTGTTGTTGCTGATCAAGACGATGTTGATGAAGTTCATCGGGCTGTTCAGCTTTACAGGGATGCCGGGGTGGAATGCCCAGTATATCTTATGCCGCTTGGCGGACGTTCGGAAGAATACACGCTCAACGTACAAGAGGTTGCGAAGCTCTGTATGGAACAAGGATGGCGATTCAGCCCAAGACTCCACATTAGCTTATTCGGAAATGCCTGGGGAACTTGATAAAAACTTAAAAACTATTCCTCGGGGTATACAGTCCGAGGAACAATTAGATAAAATAAGGAGACAGATATGAAGGATCCTAGAACGGAAAAAATTGTAAATGAATTAAAAGAAACGGTTGCAAAGTTAAACCGTATCGATGCTCTTTTACAAAAAATGGATGTTACTTACAACCTAGGCAGAACACGTAGAGATGTTCCTTGGGTTTTAGACGACATTGAACAAAAGGTAGAGTACTAATGAAACAATGGTTAAAGCGTATAACTGGTATTGAAGCAGAAGAAAAGCGTATTGCAGAAGAAAAGGCTGCTCTAGAAGCAAAAGAAATGGAGCAGCTAAAAACTCGTAACCCTAAAGAATATGCTACACGCCGCAAAGAACCTTGGGTTAGTGTACTAGATGTTAAGGTAAACGAAGACAATGTACGCAACGGTTTCTTTGAAATGGACTGGAACAAATACTTTGTACAACAATTAATTGAAGCAGGGTACGGTGTTGATAATGATCCAGAAGAAGAAATTGTAGATCGTTGGTTCCGTGATATTGTGTATAACATGTTAAGTGAAGAAGGACTTGACACAAACAGAAATTCCGGTTATATTAATGTTGTACCAATAGCAAAAGGCAAATCAGAAGTATCATGACTTATATTTTAGTTGACACTGCTAACACATTCTTTCGTGCTCGTCATGTTGTACGTGGCGACATTGACACCAAAGTTGGCATGGCAATGCACATTACACTCAGTAGTATTAAAAAAGCGTGGCAAGACTTTAATGGTAGCCACGTTGTTTTCTGTTTAGAAGGTCGTAGTTGGCGTAAAGATTACTACGAGCCCTACAAACGTAATCGCAAAGAAGCACGTGATGCACTTAGCCCACGTGAGGCAGAAGAAGATAAAGTGTTTTGGGAAATCTTTGACGAGTTTAAAGACTTTGTAACAGAGAAGACAAATTGCACTGTATTGCACAATCCTGTACTAGAAGCAGATGACTTGATTGCAGGTTGGATACAAAATCATCCCAATGACGATCATGTTATTATTAGTACAGATGGAGACTTTGCACAACTTATTGCACCTAATGTACGTCAGTACAATGGAGTAAGTAATACTACTATTACGCACGAAGGATATTTTGATGACAAAGGCAAGCCCGTGGTGGACAAGAAAACCCAGCAACCAAAACCTGCTCCAGAACCTCAATACATGTTGTTTGAAAAGTGTATGCGTGGCGACACTAGTGACAATGTGTTTAGTGCCTATCCAGGTGTTAGAAAAAAAGGCACAAAGAACAAAGTAGGATTGATTGAAGCGTTTGCTGATAAGCAAACCAAAGGCTACAACTGGAATAACATGATGCTACAACGTTGGGTAGATCATGAAGGTGTAGAGCATCGTGTATTAGATGATTATACACGCAATGTTACATTGTGTGACTTAACTGCACAGCCCGAACATATTAGACAAGAAATTGACAATACTATACTTAACACCGAGTCAAAAGATGTTAGTCAAGTTGGTATGCGTCTTATGAAGTTTTGTGCTCGTTGGGATATGCAACGTATTGCAGATCAGGCAGCAAGTTTTGCAGAGCCGTTACAGGCAAGGTATGTTAAAGTTTAAAGATTTCGAATTTAAAATACCAGACGGTGTTAAAAAACCTTGTGTAAATGTTAGTGGTGGAGTAGATTCAGCACTAGCATTGTATCTTACGGTTTCAGCACTTGATAAATACAATGCAGAGATAACAGTATTAACACTATGTCATCCTAATAAAAAGCATTACAATAGTGTTTATGCTACACAAGTAATCAATAAAATTATTGATCTTACAAATACAAAATCTATAAAAAACCATTTGGTTTTTTACAAAGATGTACAAAAAAGAAGTTACCTAGATAATCAAGAAGAAAAGTTGTATAACAAAGGATTTATTGACTTTACTATACATGGTACAACACGTAATCCAGATAATATTGTAGATTTACAATTTGGAAGACATTCTTCAAGAGATAATACAACCTTTATTTCCGAACTAGGTAAACATCATTTGTGCAATATTGAACGATATATGCCATTTATAAAGGTTGATAAAAAAAGTATATTTGAAGCATATAAAAAATTAGAATTGTTGGATACACTATTACCATATACAAAATCATGTGAATCATTTAATGTAGATTTAAACGAATCATGCGGTGAATGTTGGTGGTGTAAAGAACGCAATTGGGGCTTAAACAGCATAGAGAGGTAAACATGACTATTAAAGCAAAACCTGTACTTGATGATAAATTTTGGATTGTTGAAGATGGAGGTGTACGAGTTGGTACACTGAGTAAAAACGACGAAGGATTTGTTATTAGTACCAAAGGAAATCTTAAGTTTTATAAAACAGAACGCCAACTTAAAAAAGAACTTGGCAAAGACCTTTTTGTTGCAAAAATCAAAGAAAGCAGCAGCAATAACGAGTCCTTAGACGTAAATGGATATCCTACACGCAGTACACCTTACAATAGTATGTATGATATCAAACGTAAACTACCACTGTTTACCAAAAGCGAAAAATCTAAATCAGTGTATTGTGCAGGATATTATCTAGTTAAATTTAATGTTAATTGGCTTAAGAGTTTTTGTCCAAAGCTAATTACTATTGAAAGAAACGAATATTTAGGTCCTTTCAAAAACGAAGACGATATGAAAGCAGCACTAAAAAATGTCAATAGAGCCGATTAATACAGTACCATTACAACAGTTTATACAACAAGTTAAACAAGGTGAAGCCAGTAGAGCCAAAGAAATCCGCATGGATATGACTCAAGCTAAAAACTTGGCTTTTACCTTGGGTGTTGTAATGGCTAGAATGAACGGTGATATGGAAAAATATATCAAAGAACAATTTGAAAAACTAGACAGTGAGCAAGTAATAGAAGTGAAAATGGACTCAGGCTCGTGGTAAAAAGAGATAAATATATGCGTACTTTATAGAGGATACGCATATGAGTCGGCCGAAGCCAAATATATTATTAGAATATACAAATAACGTAACTTACAAATGCGAACAAGTTTTGGAGGCAGAAGCAATTTGGGCTGTCTTTTATCAAAACAAACCATTTAACTTAAAAAGTAGTAGTGCGTTAACAAACTATCCAGGGCCGAAATACAAAAAAACAAGTTTTTCAAATCCTGGTCATGCATTTAATCTAGCAAAAAAATTAAATGAGTTGTTTAAAACCAAAGAATTTAGTGTTGTAAAGCTAACAGCAGGCGAAACACTACATAGCAATGAGTAATAAAACTGTATATACCAAACTATTTCTCAAAGAGATGGGTCAAAGTATTAGCGAAGAAAACGTTAAGGCTATGATGCCATTATGGTGGTATAATACAAGAAAAAAAGATTCAGGCGGCCTAAGACTAACAGACGAAGGATTCGAAGTTATACATAAAATTGGCATATCTACATATGATATACCTTATCCTAAAGATATGCCACTTACTACTCAAGTTATCATATTCCTTGATCAGTTTATTGATTGTCCATACTATCTAACCAATCGCAGCATAACAGTTACTCACGAAAAGAAAGCTGTTGAGCTTACATTGTTTAGCGGCGATCTAAGAAAATACGGAATAATCAAAGCCATGAAAAGGCAGCAAAAGGATGAGGATTGATTTACATGGATATCATATACACAATGCATGGCAGCATTTTAACACCCGTGTAACAGAAGCGTACTTTCAAGGTCATAAGAAATGCACTGTAATAACAGGTCAAGGTGCTATGATGCGTGAATTTGAAACATGGGCTCGTAATCATCCTCGCATAAGAGAATGTACACAGACACCAAATAATCCTGGAAGTTTTACAATAAAATTGAACAAAAGAGGTTGACCATTTAGCACACTTATACTATTATATATGTATAGGCACTGTTAAACAAAGAAGGAATACGCTATGTCTGAAGCACGTACACTTACTCCTAATAAAGCAAAAAATGCACTGCAATTTGCAATGCGTAAAAAACGTCCGATCTTCCTTTGGGGGCCTCCGGGTATCGGTAAATCGGACATTGTTGCTCAAATTACTCGTTCACTGAGCAACAGTCACCTTATTGATATTCGTTTGTCGCTGTGGGAACCCACCGACATCAAAGGTATCCCTTACTTTGACGCCAATGAAGGCAAAATGGTTTGGGGTGCTCCTGCAGAATTGCCAGATGCTGCAATGTCTGCACAATACGACAATATTGTTTTGTTCCTTGACGAGATGAACTCAGCTGCTCCGGCTGTGCAGGCTGCGGCTTACCAGCTGATTCTTAACCGTCGTGTAGGACAATATAAACTGCCAGACAATGTTATTATTGTTGCGGCAGGTAACCGCGAAGCAGACAAAGGTGTTACTTACCGTATGCCTGCTCCACTTGCTAACCGCTTTGTTCACATCGAAATGGGTGTTAACTTTGACGATTGGTTCCAGTGGGCTGTTGATAACAAAATCCACCAGGATGTTGTTGGTTATCTTCAGTTTGCTAAACAAGACCTTTACGACTTTGATCCTAAGAGTTCAAGTCGCTCGTTTGCAACACCGCGTAGTTGGTCGTTTGTAAGCGAATTGCTTGAAGATGCACTAGACGAAGGTACTACTACTGATCTAGTTGCAGGTGCAGTTGGCGAAGGTCTTGCAGTTAAGTTTATGGCTCACCGCAAGGTTGCTGCAAACATGCCGAATCCTTCCGAGATTTTGATCGGTAAGGTCAAAGAGCTTAAGACTAAAGAAATCAGTGCCAAGTATTCCTTGACTGTCTCTCTTTGCTACGAGCTCAAAGAAGCAAGCGATGCAAACGATAAGAAGTTTGATGAAAAAGTCAACAACTTCCTACGCTTTGCAATGGATAACTTTGAAACCGAAATGGTTGTAATGGGCATCAAACTTGCTCTTACACAATACGGTCTTCCGATTGATCCTGATGCAGTTGAATGCTTCGACGAGTTCCACGATCGGTATGGCAAGTATATCAAGGCTGCACAAGCTGCTTGATGTGAGTTGTAACAAAGTGGGCGAGGAAACTCGCTCACTTTTTCTATTATTTGGTTGACTTATATTGTAAATATGTTATTATATAGTATAGGCACTGAACAAAAGAGGTACGAAATGTCCGCTAAAAACACACAAAGCAAACTCAAGCATTGGGAACCTGACCCCACTATCGTAGGTGCTGCATTAGAAGCAATGCAAGCAGAAGTATACGACCGCATTGTTACTGCTCGTGTTGGGTTGTTGCTACGTCATCCTTTCTTTGGTAACATGGCTACTCGTCTTAAGATTGAAGCTGCTGACGACTGGCTAATGACTGCCGCAGTAGATGGGCGTAAACTATACTTTAACACTCAATTTTTTAATGCAATGGACAATAAAGAAATTGAGTTTGTTATTGCACACGAAATTTATCACATGGTATACGACCACCTAGGCCGACGTGATGATCGTAATCCTATGCTGTATAACATTGCTGCTGACTACATTGTTAACAACGAACTGGTAGACGGTCGCATTGGTAAGAAGCCTAAAATTGTAGATTGCTACCAAGACTTCAAATACCGTGGCTGGACTAGTGAAGAAGTATATGACGAACTGTTCAAAGAAGCAAAAAAGAACGGTGAAGAATATTTACAGCAACTAGGCGAAATGCTAGACGAGCACCTTGATATGGAAGGTGACGGCGAAGAAGAAGGCGATGGTAAAGGTAAAGGTAAAGGTCGTCCGCGTTACACCAAAGAAGAACTTGATCAAATCAAAGATGAGATCAAAGAAGCAATGATTAACGCTGCACAAACAGCTGGTGCAGGCAACGTTCCTGCTGGTGTAGCACGTATGATCAAGGAAATGACTGAACCTAAGATGAATTGGCGTGAGCTGCTTCGTCAACAGATTCAGAGCACTATCAAAAGTGACTACACTTGGTCGCGTCCTAGCCGCAAAGGCTGGCACAGTGGTGCTATCTTGCCAGGTATGAATTTCCAAGATACCATTGACATTTGTGTTAGTTTGGATATGAGCGGTAGTATTGGTAACGATCAGGCTGCTGACTTCCTTGGCGAGATCAAAGGCATCATGGAAGAATACAAAGACTACAAAATCAAAGTTTGGTGCTTTGATACTAAAGTGTATAACGAACAAGACTTCAGTGCAGATGGCGGTGAAGATCTAAGTGAATACGAAATCATGGGTGGTGGTGGCACCGACTTTATGGTGAACTGGAAATACATGAAGGACAATGACATCCAACCTAAGAAGTTCATTATGTTCACTGATGGTTATGCTTGGGATAGCTGGGGCGATCCAGAATACTGTGATACAGTGTTTATTATCCACAGCAACCACGATCGTAACTTGGAAGGTCCTTTTGGTGTTACAGCCCATTATGAGGATGCGGCGTGAAATTAAAAGATCCTAATCCATTAACTGTACTAAACATGAGGAGGGTGAGTTTTTGCCCTCCCCATTTTGAAACTGTTACATTAAAAAAACACTACAATATGGAACAGGCTATTTGCAGTTGGATTGAATCTAAATTAACAGGTCGATATTTTTTTGGTAATAATGTCGAGTTAGATAGCGATAACAATATTACAGTTGGATACACTGTAGGGTTTGAAACAGCCAAAGAGTTGAGTTATTTTACTTTGGCCTGTCCATATTTGAAATATAATTAAAATTTTCATCATAATTAAACATATAAGGAGTTGAAAAACATATGAGCGAACAAGCTAAAAACAATCCAAATGAATTAAACATTCAAGATCTTGCTCTTGCTAGAGCTATTATTGAACTAGCAACAGATCGTGGTGCATTTAAAGCCAACGAACTAGCAAATGTTGGTATGTTATATAACAAGTTAGATGCTTTTCTAAAAGAAGTTGAAAAGCAAGCTGAAGCTGCAAAAGCAAGTGCAGAAGCATCACAAGCAGCACCAGCAGAGGTAACAGGAGAATAATATGGCTACACTAAAACACGTAGGCCGCATTAACAAGAACAATCGCAAGGTAATTGTTGCCTATCGTGTTGTTCCTGGCGAGCCAGAAAAATGCTTGATAGTTCCGACAGAAAGTCTAAGTGCTGAAGAGCATGATTCATTGATTAAAGCAGTTGAATCGGCAGCAGGTCAAGAAGCATACGAGTTTGCAGAAGCAATGGCTCGTACTAGACTACCAGATGGTAGAATTATGCTTGCTGCTTTCCACAGTACTGGTAAATTGTCAAAAGTTAATAGCAAAGATATTGACATGACTCCAAATACCAACAGTTCAATTAACCTTGCAGAGCTTAACAAAGTTATTGCCGAACAAAAAGGCGTTACAGTTAACGATCTAGCAATCAAGGGGCCTAACGGCGAAACTGTTCCTGTTAAAGATTCAGGCGAGCCAACTGATGCAACAGCATTGTATACTGAACCTACAGTTGACCCTGTTGCAACATATACGCAGGAGGCACCAGCACAAGACGGTGTTTTAACAGATGAAGCACTAGCAGCACAATACAGGTCACAAGCAGATGCATTGTTTAAAGAAGCAAAAGCATTAAGAGAACAAGCAGAAACACTTGCACCTACTAAAAAGAAAACAGTGAAGAAAAAAGAGAGTGCCTGATTTAAATAATCAAAAACAAGATCATTGGGAGGATATATTTGAAACCATTGATATGGAATTCCTCCCACTTGAATATATTAACATGGTAGTTGTTGATTTTGACAACGGTGATACTTGGGAAATAGATATCAAGCATCAACCAGATACAGCAGACATCGACGATGTATTACAAGACTTTTTTGAAGAATATCAAGATACTATTGTAAATGTTGATTTTAGATTAGATATTGACAGAATTAAAAAAGATATATCTAAAAGAACAAGACGTTTTCTAAAACTCAACAAATAATTTGTTTAACAACTCTTACTAAGGATTAGGCTTCGGTCTAATCCTTTTCGTTTATCTACTAAAAGCGATAAATACATAAAATATTACCGTAGGAGAATTCTAATATGTCAAGCGTATTGCAACTAAGACGCGGCACGAATGCAGAAAGATTAAGCATTACCCCACAGTCAGGCGAACTAATTTATGTAACTGATTACGATTCAGCAGGTGTTTCGCCATTATGGGTAGGTGACGGAGCAACAGTTGGCGGAACAGAAGTATCAAGTGCAAGCAGCGGCATTACAGATATTGTCAACGATACTACACCGCAATTAGGTGGTACACTAGATTTAAATTCTTATGATATTACCGGTACTGGTAATATTGACATAAATGGTAATATTGATAGTGTAGGAAATTTAACGTCTGCACTGGTTCAAACTGCTAGTGATGTTGTATTTGAAGGTACATCATTTAATACTACTATTACCAAAACAGAACCTACTGCGGCTAGAACACTTACCTTACCTGATGCTTCAGGAACACTTGCATTAACCAGTGATATTACTGGTGCTAATCTTGGAAACTTTACCTTTACAACAACTACTATGGATACTTCTGATTCCAGTGGTATTATAATAACACCAGCTGTTACAATGAACAGCGATCTTACAGTTGAAAATGATTTAACAGTTACTAATAAAATTACAGCAGATAGTTTAGAAGTAACAAACTTAACAACTGCTGGTGCTGGAACACCTGAATTATTTTCGGAAACAAGTATACTATTAACAGCAACTACAAGGGTTGAAGTTACACAAAGTCCTATAAAATTAGCAAGTTTTACTAATGCACAAAGAGATGCTTTAACAGCTGAAAACGGTGATATGATTTATAATACAGATAATAATAGATTTGAAGCATATGTAAACAATGCATGGGTTATTATTGATCATAGTCCAATAGTTTAAGGATAAATTATGACTGAAAAGTATTATAGCATAGGAACAAAAACTTCCGAAGATTTTACAACAATCCACGATTTATTAACAACCGACACTAGTTATGAAAATATTCCAGATAGATGTGTTGAATGTGTAGACGACAAACTTCATAGTCCTACAAGAGGTACTTTTCTTTTAACTGACAAAGAAGCAAATAATTTACGCAGTCGTACTGAAATTGAGTATGTAGAACTGAGTGTCGTACATAACTTAGACACAGACGAAATGCCACGTATTTCACCTGATGATTTACGTTGTGACATACCGGATGCACTAAACAGATATAGTAGCGGCACAGTTAGAAACTATATGCAATATTCAGGACAAAATCCTAGTTCTCCAACAGTAACGGAGTTAAACAGAGCGTCTAGTCAACTATGGCGTATGACACAAAAAACAACACCATGGGCAGGTTCAAGCAACAGTACTGTGATTGACGCATTACCTAAACAAAGAGGTAATGCACGTCATGTTGATGTTATTGTAGGTGACAACGGTTCGTGGATCGGACACCCAGAATTTATGATGGGCGTTACAAATGCTGTTTACCCACAAGATTTTGTTGCAGGAAATGTATTGAGTCAACGTGATAGCAACACAAGCGATAGTACTTGTAATGTATTAGATATGGTTTTTGATGGACCGTATTATTTAGATCCAGAATGGTTTGATGCAGATGCAGCAGGCAGATTAGAAACACGTTGGGATGGTACTGTTGTACCTACCGAAGCAGCAGCTAGAGCATGGTGGGCAAGTGCAGCAGGACGCAGTGCAACTTTTCCTAACTTCGGCGGCATTATTATTACTACAAACTATACAAGAGACAGAGCACACGGATCGCCAACTGTTGCACCATATGACGGTACACACGGTACTCAATGTGCTAGTTTAACATTTGGTAGAACACACGGATGGGCATATAATGCTAATAAATGGGTTATTGACGTTTATAGTAGCATTGGTATTTGGTTTGAAGAATATTTCGATGTTATGAAAATATTTCATACGTATAAACCAGTTAACCCAGTATACGGCACAAAAGATCCTACTATAAGTTCTAATAGTTGGGGGTTCCGTGTTAGTCCAAGAAGCAGCGGTTATTACAATCACAGAGGTACAGATATTTCGTACACAAGTAGAACAGCTGATGCTCCTGCTATTATGCGTGTTGTAACTACCAACGGCGACGGACGTATGAAACATTATCCAAAGCCAAACAGTTACTTAACAGCAGGCAACGAAATGGTTGATAGTGGTGTTATTTTTGTTGGTGCAGCAGGTAACGATAGTCAACAACAAACACTACCAGGACATCCTAACTACAATAACTTCCACAATTCAACAGCAGGTGCAACTTGGGATCAAACTACTTGGACAGAGTTAGGTGGATATTTTAGTGCATATGCTACAACAAACAGACCAGGATTTCCGCAGTGTTTAGGTGATACAGGAACAGAATTCAAAGTAATAAACATTGGTGCATTGGATGACGACTGGAGTGACGGATCACCGATTGGCTCGCAAGAAAATAAAGCATATTATAGCGACTGTGGTCCTGCAATTGATTGTTATGCAGTAGCAGACGGTACTATAGCAGCGGCATCACCTAACGATAATACTAGTATTTTAAACAGATATGATAACACATACCCAGGAATGACCATTGAAGCCACTGGTGCTCAGGATACTTACTTTAATGGTACTAGTGCAGCATGTCCTGTTGCATGTGGTTATCTTGCTACGCTATTACAATTTAACAGAGATTGGACATATGCTGATGTTAGAAATCATATTAAGACTAACTTAGAACAACAATCAACAAGCGAATTTGGTGGACAAAACAGCGATTGGGATAGTGCTACAGATTCTGGATGGTTAACTACAACAAATCTTGCAGGCAGTGATCCTATTATTTTATATGACGCTCCATACGAACAAACTACATTTCCTATAAGAACAAATGACTTTAAAAACGGTGTTACATTAAGAGGCATACAGATTAATTATGTTAATAGACTCGATAGGGGCCAATGACCTAAAAAAGTATAAATACATATAATAAAATATTTCCAGGAGATTTATATCATGGCATTGCGATTAAGACGCGGCACAAATGCAGAAAGACTAGCTATTACACCATTAAGTGGTGAACTTATATTTGTTACTGATTATGATTCAGCAGGTGTTACACCAGTTTGGATTGGTGATGGTGTTACAAACGGTGGCGTTGAAGTTTCTAGCAGTGCAGGGTTAACCGATATTATCAACGATACAACTCCTCAATTAGGCGGCAATTTGGATCTAAACAATGCTGATATAACCGGTACTGGTAACATCGATATCAATGGCGGAATTGATATTGTAGGTAATATGAGTGCAACACAAATAGTTGCTGATACTATTACAGCTATACAGTTTGACGGTGATCTCAACGGTAGTATTTTTGCAGACGATTCAACAGTATTTGTTCAGGCTACAGATAGAACAATAACTGCAAACGCAGTCACTTCTCAAATAGTTACATCTGAGTTTTTAAGTCAATACAGCGAAGCACAAATTCTAAATACAAATTTCTTTAGAAAAGAATCTTCTCCGTGGGTAGGTGGCGGAACAGAATTTACCAAACACAACCATGGTGTTAGTGTAAACGGTGAAGATACTACATACTGGGCAGATAGTTATAGTCAAGACCAATATATATTATTTCCAAGCCCTGGCGGTGTTGGCAATTACACTCAGTTTTTTAAAGTATGGAACAACGGTAGAGTAATGATCAATGGCGAAGCTGGGTTGTCAGGATTTGAAGGACTTAGTAGACAACCGCGAGCCGAGCTCGAAGTTACTGGTACTATGGTAGTAAATCCTCTAGATGCACCGCCTGCATCACCAACCAACGGTATGTTTGCAGTAGCAGATGGTACTACTTGGGATCCTGCGTCTAAAGGCGGTTCAGTAAGTTACCCAGTATACTTTGACGGTGTTTCTTGGAACGCACTATATTAATCCTTGACTGATTTCTATAATTATTGTATATTATAAATACAGTAGGAGATCACATGACCGAATTATTTATTGCAATATTTTTAGGACTTGTATGGAGTCAAATAATTTCTCACTTTGGTGCAAGTATTCTATTGCACAGACATTATTGTCATAAACAATTCAAAGTTCCTGTTTGGTTTGAATGGGTAGGCTTATATATGCTTATGGTTGCCGTCATTCGAACTCCTATTGGTTGGATTTCTAGTCACAGAATGCATCATCATCACAGTGATGGTCCAGAAGATCCACATGCTGCTAAACATGTAGGATTTTGGAAAGTGCTGCTAACCACTTGGGATATTCCAAACATTCCTCCAAAATATGCAAAAGATTTATATGCTAACCCACGTCTAGTATTTTTTCACAAATACTGGAAACATATTTGGGCAGCAAACTGGATTGTTAGTTTTATAATTAGTCCATACTTTTTTGTAGGATTTGCATTGGTTCCGTTTATTTTTGCTAAAGTAGGTTTTGGTTTACTTAATACTGTAGGACATAAAACAGAAGGCGGTGCTAATGTTCCATGGCTGAATTTGTTTATTGCAGGCGAAGGTTATCATAAAGAACATCACGACGATTCAAAACGCATACGACTACACAAATGGGACACCGGCGGGTGGCTAGCTGAAAAGTTATTTGTCAAACAATAATTCGTCTATATATTTTTCGTAATCTTCCTTGCCAGGTCCGGTATACATAATACCTTGATAATTATCTCTCCATAATATATCCACAGTGTAAGGATATATTTCCCACTCGCCAAATACATCAGGTCTTGCATTTTTAATTCTGTAGAAAAAACTAGGACCACGGTCTCTACTCCAGAAAATAAATGGATATTTTTTGCCAGCGTGTTCTAAGTGAAATTTGTCTACTTCAAAGTCGTCAACTTTAAAAAGTTGACG